CTCATCGCCCGTCAGTGGAGGGAGTCCTCGTTCAAAGACGAGGTGTTTGCAGCCAATTCAATCGCAGATCAGATCATGGCAGGTGCAAAATGAAACTCAGCGAAGACGAAAGAGCAGGATTGGACGTTCTCAAGGCCAAGATGACCGAGGATCTGGCTATGGAAGTGGTCAAGTTCCGCCGTCAGAAGAAGGCACCAATCACCGCCAGGATAGCTCGGGCACTCCTCAAGGAATACGAGGCATACGGCAATATCGAGGAGGCCGTGGATAAGCATCTGGTGCGCGGGTGGGTTGGATTCGAAGCCGTTTGGGTCAAGAGGGCTCAAGGTTTCACCGACCAGAACCACCCGACGCCACGGCCAACGGCGAATTACGGCTCTCCCAAGCATGCCAATGATGAACCAGCCTCCGCAACGGTAGATCCAGAACGACGCCGCCAGCTTGCCGAGATGGCAAGAAACGCGGCGCGTGGGATGAGGGCGAACTGATGATTAAGAGCGTAATGGCTGCCAGTGATCCGGACGCAATCAATATGACCATGCAGGTCACTATGAGCCTGAAGGAATGGAAAGAGCTTCGGAAGCTCATGGATGACGACAACGAATATTGGTCCACCGCGTCAACGTTCTCGAGCGCGGTCAAAGAACTCATTGATCACGCTCAAAAGCACTTCTGTGTGCTGGACACGTCGCAATGATCGACCACAAGGAAAAGCAACTCCACGAGGTCCGCAAAGAGCGCCGTCGCTTCATCGAAAGCACGAGCCTCGAACAATTCGCAACGAACAGCAAGCGCAAACAGTACCCGGCCGGCAGCACATTCAAATGGGCATTGTCAGCCGTGTACGGGCCCGAGGGCAGCGCTGATCAAAGGGACGCAGGATAAATGAACGCCTCCAGTTTGAGTACCCTAGAAGCCCAGAGACTGCATTACGCGGAGGTGCGGAAGCGGTTGTATGGAAAGCCAGCGGGAAGGCGCGTTGAGAAAGTCACGATTGCGCCGCCAGCAGAGACCGCCCAAGCCAATGAGGAGCCTAGATGCGTATCTCTGTCAAAGAAAGAGATTATGGCGGTCTCCGTCGATAAGCGAGAGCCTAACCTATGGGAGAGATACCCACGGATTGAGTTCAACGCGCACGTCATTGCCTACCGACGTTATCTGCTGATTCAGGAGATGGATGAAGGAGAGAACGATCGCAACCCAATCGTTGAGCGCCGCTTCGTGTCAGACATCGTGCGCGAGGTGCTGACTGCATTCCCAGGCGTATCCGTTGAAGATTTGAAGGGTAGCCACCGCAACCGATACATCGTCAAGGCAAGGCATAGGGCGATGTATGAAGTCTATATGCAGCGACGGGACATGTCCTATCCGGCGATCGGACGTTGGTTCGGTGGGCGGGACCACACCACCATACTTCACGCCGTGAAGAAGGTAGCCGCGATGAAGGGGCAAATCATATGATCGGGTCAAATGAACTCGCTGGAGAGGCCAGATGAACTCGCATGAGAAGGGCATAGAGGCTGCCTTCAATGTTCTCGACGCTTACGGCGTACAGCCAGACGATGAAACCATAGCCGCCGCTATCTCCGCCTATCTAGAAGCAAGCGGCATGGTGATGGTGCCGCGTGAGCCGACGCAGGACATGGAGCTTGCGGGTGGGTTGAAGTGCGAGGGTCTGATGTTTGAGGGCGATCCGGACTACACGGGCGTCATCTTCAAAGACATGGGTACGGTCTACAAAACGATGATCGCAGCCTTCCCCAGCCCCTTCTCCCAAGCCAACACAGAAGGAGAGAGCGAATGAGGTGGAGCGTTCTCGGAATATGGCTTCTTCCCGCCTTCTGCGAAGATCTGACAAGAGCAGCGAGTTCTCATGGAAATCTGACCGCAACCGGCGCTTCCATAATAACCGTCGCAGTGTGGATCATGGTTGTTAGCCTTTGGATGTTCTCGGTCCGTAGATTCATCAGGGAAGAAACCAAGACTACGGAAGCGAGAGTGCTTTCTAATGGGCTCTACGTTTCTTTGGAGGGTGATGAATACCTCATGGTCCCGGCTGATAAAAAGCTTCAGGAGGAGGTTCGGAAGGAAAACCGGAGAGCGAAGCACATAGCTCGAATGAAACAATCGGCATAGGCAACGAGGTAACAGGCATGGCGGCGGCAAAGGCACAGAAACTGAGAATGAAGCGGGCTTCACGAGGAGCCGGCAGGCCCCGAAAGGAGAATGTAGAGCGTTTCCCATCGGGCAAGATCAAGCCATTCGAGACGGAAAAGGAAAACATGAGCGTGGCGATCGAAGCAAGGAAGCGCATCCATCACATGACCGCAGCCAATGACGAGACGGCCAAGAGCCAACATGCCGGTTATACGCTCGGCCGGATCTACCTGGACGGCAAGATCAGCAAGGAACAGCTTGAGGCCGGGGACGAATACGCAGAGGTCATGGCTCGCTATCATCGCCTCGTCGGCATTCCGTTCCCAAGCGCGAGGGCTCAATCGCTGTTCAGCATCAAGGGCCATGACGGGGAAGTCTCCGAGGATCACGCTAGCCGCGCCCGCCATGCGACCAACAAGATGATGGAGCTGCAGACCATATTGCTTGACTGCGTGGACGGCCCCCAAGTGAAGACTACAATCCATAACGTGGCAGTCATGGATTACGAAAATCTCCGAGGAATGCCGGATCAACAAATGTTGTGGCTAAAGAGGGGTTTGAATGCTTTGATCAAAAACAAGGGCCTTGCAAAATCGTAATTGGCATATTACCGTAATTTCATGATTTGGACGTTTGTCCAAAATCCACAGTTTCTCAGTTTGGATTGGCGCTTCGGCGTTTATGTTTCTCGCGATGTTAGCTTTAGCGGGCAGACAAACGAGACGTAAAGGGTAGGGCTCCCGAAGGTAAAGGCGTTCGGCGGCTGTCGGGTCTATCTCCCTCGTCCAAAGCAATTCCGGGTTACGCGCTTCCGACAGTGCCCGGTGTAGGATTCTCGGAGCGTGGATGCAGAGTGCTAGTGCTGGCGAAAGCCAGTATAGACGGCTAGATGCATCAGGGGACGCGAAACCGATCAGTAGGGTGCCTTCAGTGGGACCAGAATCTCGGCCCCGAAAGAATTCGAGTTTGGAATGGTCCGCAGCGTTCGGGCGGGTAGAGGCCCTTCGGGGAATTAAGACGCAAATACCTCGCCATTCCAAAGCCATCCAGCCTCATAGGCTAAAGAGATCGGGAAGATGAAGCTAGAAGCTGCGTGCTAGGCCCCATCGTGAAGCGCAGCCTGTTCGATCAAAGTGGACCTCTCGCCGCTCTTCCCGACACCACTCCAACGGCAGCTAAAGCTGTTCGTTCTCAAGACCCGAAAGGGCAGCACTTCCATGAGCCAAACCAACATCGGCTACATGCGCTTGGTAGAGAAATCACCATACCGCATATGGGAAGTGCGGGATAAGGACGGCAAGCTTCTGGAGCGCGGGGATTGCATAGGCTGCACGATCACCGCCGCCAGATACGACATGCGCGTTTTGACGGTGCATTGAGCCTGAGAAATTGCCGCCCCACAGACCCGTCTTCGGATTATCACCGAGGGCGGGTTTCGCTTTTCAGACGATCCTTCGGGCGGGGGCCTAAAGGAGAATGTCAATGATCGAAACCCTAATCTACCTCATCATAGCCCTGATCGTAATAGGGATTGTCCTCTACCTCCTGAACATGATCATCGACATGATCCCAATGGATGCCCGGTTCAAGCAGATCGCCAAGGTGCTTTTGCTGCTCGTGCCGTCCTGATCATCCTGGCGAAGGTGGTTATGCCGCTGGTTGATGTGGCGCTGTAGAATGCTATTCTACAAAATGACGACTGCCCCACGCGGCCAGATGAAATGATTTTCTAAGTGATGCTTATCGGAGCGAGCAGAATGAGCCAGAGCGGCTATTTTCACACTTCGGGCCATGGGTGGCTTGAACATCTCGCGGCAACCAAGCCCCATGTCTATGCCATCGTCTGCGCAATCATCCGAGGCGCTGGCAATTGCAACGGGATGACCGTCAAGGATCTGTGATGGCAGTCCTCGACAACCCCAAGCATGAAGCATTCGCCCAGGCCCTCGCAAAGGGGTGCACGGCAGATGAAGCCTATCAACTTGCGGGCTATGCGGAGAACAGAGGCAATGCCATTCGGCTGAAAGCAAATGAACGCATTCAGTCAAGATTGGCAGAGCTGCAGGAAATCGCAGCCGAGCGCGTCGTTGTCACTCGCGAATGGGTTCTGGCTCGATTGATCGAGAATGCGAAGAACACGCAGGAAAGCAACCCTGCAGCCAGCAACAAGGCTCTTGAATTGCTCGGCAAGGAAATCGGCATGTTCGTGGATCGCTCCGAGAACGTGAACACGAACTTCACGATCAGCGGAGAGCCATTGAACGAAGATGAGTGGCTTGCAGAACACGGCAGCGAAACAGCGCACTGAGATTGCATGGGCTCCACAGGGTGGCCCGCAGAAAGCTCTTGTCGATTGCCCATTCAGAGAAATCTTCTTCGGTGGCGCTCGTGGTGGCGGAAAGACTGACGGGGTTCTTGGCAAGTACGCCATCAAGGCGGCTCGATATGGCGACGGGTTCAATGCCCTCTTCTGCCGGAGAGAGCTTCCGATGCTTGATGACGCGATCGAGCGCAGCAAGGAAATATACGGGAAGATCGGCGCCAGTTGGAATGACCAGAAGAAGACATGGTTTTTCCCCGGTGGAGGAAGATTAAGGTTCCGCCCTCTTGAGCGAGTCCAGGACGCCGACAAATACCAAGGGCAAAACGTTTCGGACGCCTGTATTGAAGAGGCAGGAATTTATCCCGATCCAAAGCCGATCGATCGCCTGTTCGGTATCCTACGTTCCGCGAAAGGCGTTCCAACGCAACTGATCCTGACTGGCAACCCTGGCGGCGCTGGTCAGCATTGGATCAAGCAGAGATACATTGATCCCGCTCCGCAAGGCATGAAGCTCCTCGAAAGGAAGCTGCCGAACGGGAAGGTGCATCGTTACGTGTTCATTCCGTCGCGCATTCAGGACAACAAGCTTCTGATGCGTAATGACCCTGAGTACATCAACAACCTTTACCTCGTCGGATCTGACCAGCTCGTCAAGGCATGGCTCGCCGGGGATTGGAACGCAGTAGAGGGCGCGTTCTTCGATTGCTGGGATAGTCTGCGGCACGTCGTCAGGCCGTTTACGATCCCGGAGGAATGGGTTCGCTTCCGTTCTATGGATTGGGGCTCTGCAAAGCCGTTCTCGGTTGGCTGGTGGGCGATTGCTTCGGACGATCACCCGATAGAGGGCGGGATAATCCCGAGGGGATCTCTGATCCGGTATCGAGAATGGTACGGCTGCAAGCCAGGCGAACCTAACGTCGGGCTGAAGATGACGGCTGAAGAGGTCGGCAAGGGAATTCTGGAGCGTGAAAGCCGGGACAACGTGTCTTACGGGGTTCTTGATCCGGCTGCATTTGCAGAGGATGGCGGTCCATCCATTCACGAGCGATTGAGCGCGGCGACTGGTTACAAGGTCATATTCCGCAGGGCCGACAACAAGCGCGTTGCCCAGCATGGCGCAATGGGCGGTTGGGACCAGATGCGGGCGAGGATGAAGGGCGACGGCGAACGGCCAGCGTTTTTCGTGTTCTCGACCTGCGTTGACTTCATTCGCACGGTCCCGGCGCTTCAGCATGACGCCGATCGGCCGGAAGACCTCGATACCGAGGCGGAAGACCATATCGCAGACGAAGCCCGCTATGCCTGCATGTCCAGGCCATATGTCCCGGTTCGGGAAGTGCCGAAAACTGGATTGCCCAACGATTACCGCCAGAACCGAGAGCCGGCCGAGGCCAATGATTGGATGAGCTACTGATGCTTGCAACCAACTTCACCGGATACGTTCAGGGCAGCGGGCCAGCGCAAGGCCCGACCGAAGCAATCGAGACGGTGGACCATCTCGCGCTCAAGAAGGGCTATCTTGCGTATCTTGAGACGAAGAACGAGGAAATCAAGGAGCAGCAGAACGCCCGCCGCTATTACCATGGCGCACAGTGGACGGATAAGCAGATCAAGGCGTTCAACCAGCGCCGGCAGCCTGTCGTCACGTATAATCGCATCGGCCGCAAGATTAACGCGGTTGTCGGGCTTCTGGAGCGTCAGAGGCAAGACCCTCGTGGCTTCCCCCGCACTCCGCAGCATGAAGAGGGCGCCGAGATTGCAACGGCTGTCCTGCGCTATGTGTGCGACGAACAGGAATGGTCCACGAAGTCCCCGATCTGCGGCCTGAATGGCGCGGTGGACGGGATTGGCGGAATCGAACTGCTTCTGGAGCAGGGGGACAGAGGAGACGTTGAGATTGGCATGGAGACGGTCGATCCGTCATCCTTCTTCTATGATCCTCGCTCGCTGAAATGGGATTTCTCCGATGCTCGTTACATGGGCATTGGCAAATGGGCCGATCTGGATTCGGTGATTGAGCAATTCCCGGATAAAGAGGCCGATATTCGCGCGTCTCTGCAGTCCGGTTCGGAACTGACCAGCAATCCGGATACGGACAACAAATGGTATTCGACCGGAGAGAACGGCAATCGCATCCGCGTCATTGACCATTGGTACATCAAGGGCGGCGAGTGGAGATATTGCGTCTATACCGGCGCCACGGTTCTTGCCGAGGGTGTTTCCCCCTTCATCGATGAGAAAGGCCGCACGGAATGCAAGTTCATCATGTATTCCGCCAACATCGACCATGAGGGCGATCGGTACGGCTTCGTGCGGAACATGCGGTCGTCTCAGGACGAGATCAACCAGCGCCGTTCGAAGGGCCTGCATCAGCTCAACAGCCGCAGGATCATAATCGACAAGGCAAGCGGTGATGACGTTGAGAAGATCCGCAGGGAAGCCGCACGTCCGGATGGTGTGATTGAGTACGTCAACCAGCCCCCGCAGTTCGATGACGCCGCCAAGAACGCGGAACTTCAGGGTCAACTTGCTTTCCTTGAGGACGCAAAGAACGAGATCGAGAACTACGGCTTCAACCCTGCCTTGATCGGGCAGGGCGTCGACAAGCTCTCCGGTCGCGCCATGCAGATCCAGCAGCAGGCAGGGATTGCCGAGCTTGGTCCGTATCTCCTGGCCTTCAAGGGCTGGAAACTCCGTGTTTACCGCTCTCTATGGTCCGCTATTCAACGCCATTGGACGGCGGAGCGGTGGATCCGGGTCACCGATGATAACCAGATTGCGCAGTTCTTCGCGGTCAACCAGTTGACGGTCGGTCCGAACGGACAGCCGACGATCATGAACGCTCTTGGCTCCCTCGACGTGGATATCATCATCGATGAAGGTCCGGACACGATCAATCTGCAGCAGGACGCTTACGACACCCTGTCCATCATGGCTCAGAAGGGCCAGCAGGTTCCTCCGCAAGTGCTGATCGAGCTTTCTCCGCTCACGGGCTCCGTGAAGAAGAAGGTTCTCGACATGATCGAGCAGGCCCAGAACGCTCCGCCGAACCCGCTTCAGGTGGCTGGAGCTGAGGCCGAGCTTCGCAAGGTCAACAGCGAGGCGCTTCGCAATGAAGCAATGGCGCAAAAAGCCATGGCCGACGCCGGCACGGCAGGCATGAACGGTGAAACCGGCCCAAGCGAGATCGAAATCGCCAAGGCTCTTGCCGAGATCCGCAACAAGAACGCCTCAACGGAAAAGACTGTGGCTGAAACAGCCAAGATCACCGTCGAAACGCAGTTGAAGCCGATCGAGATGGCAAATCAGCAGATCGAACAGGAGCGCAGCCGCGAGGAACGCATGGCAGCGCTGAGAGATAGGAGCCGCCTTCCTTAAAGGGCGAAACACGGTGAGCTGAACCGTCAATCAGCAAAAGTGCCGCCGACTGAGACGGGCGACAAGCCGCCGCCGGGCCACGGGCGACTCGTGAATCTTCCTACGTATTGGAGACGACTGTGAACGAACTGGACGAAATCATGTCCGGTGCTGGCGAAGCCATGCCGGAAAACACCACTCAGGAGCCAACACAACAGCCTCGCGACGAAGCGGGACGTTTTGCAGCCAATGAATTGCCCACGCATGGGCATGTGATTGACGGCAAAGTATTGGATGCGCGCGACGCGGAAACGCAACATCCTAACGCGGAAGAGCAGCAGCCACACACCGAAGCAAAGCCCAACGGCGGCGTTCCGGTCAAGGCGGTGCAAGAGGAGCGGGAAAAGCGCCAGGCAGCCCAGGCAGAGGCCGAAGCTCTCCGTCGCGAACTCGCGGAACTACGCGGAATGGTCATGGCTCGTCAGCAGCCAGCCGCCGCGCATCCACAGCAGGAGCAGAAACCGGCGTCTCTCTGGGATGATCCGGACGCTTACCTGCAAAGCCAGCTTACGCCAGTGCAGAGGGAAATGCAGGAAACCCGCGAGATGTTGTGGGAAATCCAGGCATCCAGCCGCCACGGCGCGGAGAAGGTCGAAGCCGCCAAGAAGGCAGCCGAGGCTTCCACTCCGGAAGAGAAGGCCGCTCTCCATCGCCAGTTGATGGCCGGCGGGAACCCCTTCGACAATCTGGTCAAGTGGCATCAGCAGAACCAGGTCATGAGCCGCATTGGCAATGATCCTGATGCATGGCTCCAGCAAGAAATCGAGCGCCGTCTCAACGATCCAGCCGAACAGGCGAAGATCCTTGAGCGCATCCGCACAGGCGCCGCAGCAAACACCAGTCGATCGCAGCCCGCAACGAACCTGCCTCCATCGCTTAATCGTCTCCCTGCCGGCGGTAACCAGCCCGCAGACACGGACATGAGCGACGGGGCGCTATTCAACTTCGCCACATCGCGGTGACCTGACACGGCGCCGCCCGTCTCAAAAGGAAAACCCTCATGGCCTTGACCGCGGTCCAGGACAACAACAAGCTTGTCCGCTATACCAAGGAAATCAACCGCGAATACGTTCGCGGCAACATGTTCTCTCCCTACATGGGGCAGGACCTTAACGCCATCATCCGCATTCGGCAGGAGCTGAAGCAGGGCGGCGACCAGATGAACATCCCGCTCGTCACCAAGCTCAAGGGCCGTGGCACGGGAACCGGGACTCTCGTCGGCAACGAAGAGAAGATCGACAACTACGGCATGCGCGTCTGGCTCGATTGGGCCCGTCACGCCGTCGTCACCAAGAAGAGCGACCAGCACAAGGATTCCGCCGATATCTTCGGGGAAGCCAAGCCGCTCCTCACCGATTG